GTAGCAACAGCTGCAGCAGCTACATGGGTTGACTTAGGTTTATACTTTGATGGTACAGATATTAAAGTGTTTGCTAACAATGTTAACGTAGCTCGTGTTGCAGCACCTACAATTGGTTCATCAAGCACTACATTAACTAATGCTTTATTAAGCCCAGTGTTCCAAATTACTCCTACAGCGACTGATACTTTAACAACTGACTTCGTATTAGTTGCTCAAGAACTTTCACGATAATAGGGGAAATATAAATGGCTAATCCAACACCAAACATACAGATTATTTCAGATGGTCCTGCAACGACTATCTTGAAACTAACTGGTAATGCGAATACAGCCGATTTTACTTCCTCAACGTTAGTAGACCCAGCAGCTCGTTCAACAGTTGATCCAACAGGATCTAACTATTTAAAAGCTGGTTGGTATCGTATCGATAAGATTATCCACAATATCGAAGATGGTATTGTGGTTAATTTAATCTGGGACGACTCAACAGGAACTACTATTGAACAATTGGCTGGTCGAGGCAAAGCTGACTACAGACATATTGGTGGTTTACAGAATCCTAAGAATACAGGTTGGACAGGTAAGATTAACTGGTCAACAAGTACTGAATCAGGAACATGGACATCATCAGGATATTCTTTCTCAGTTATCTTAGAACTATCAAAAGGCTGGACTCCTTAATGGATAACTTAGCAATTCAAAACGCTAAATCTATTGAGGTAGAGGCAGTTATAATCAGAGCAGATGGTACCAGGGAAACTCTTGGTACTGTCAGCTACTGGCATAAGAATCCTATCAAAAGACTTATTTGGAGAATTAAACAATGGCTACACTCTTAGTTACAACAGGTAAATCTGTTGTTACCAATCGTATACTAGGTTCTGGTACAGCACCTCAGTATATTGCTTGGGGTACAGGTGCAGGTACTACATCAGCATCTGATACAACACTATTTACTGAAACTGGTACACGAGTATCAGGTACAATGACTCAACAAACAACATCAACTACTAATGATACATTCCAAGTAGTAGGCACATTAACAGCAGGTGGTTCTGTAACTATTACCAATGCTGGTACATTTGATGCTTCTACATCTGGTAACCTATTTGTAAAAGGTGACTTCACTGGTTTAGCTTTAAACTCTGGTGACAGTATTCAGTTTACATTTAAAGTTCAATTTAGTTAATGTATAGATGGCTCTTAATCAAGCAGCAGTCAATAAAGAGGTTGTTAACGGATCAGCTGGTGGTAACACTCTTTTACAGAGTTTAACAGCTACTGCAATAACTTCAACTGCTTCTTTTATAAGAGGCTTACAAGCAATTAAAAGTGTTACTAGCACTTCAACAATTAGTATAATAAAAAGTATTGGGAAGGTGCTAGCAATAGCATCTTCTAGTACTGTATCAATAATAAAAGCTTTAACAAGAACTTTAACAGTATCAAGTACAAATGCTGTATCTTTATTTAAGTCTATATTAAAGACTTTAACAGCATCAACAACAAATTCAGTTACTGTAATTAAACGTATAGGGTCTATTAAATTAGCTTCTACTACAAGTACAGCAACTATAATAAAAGCATTAAGTAAGTTTATAACCTTAGTTGAAACTGAAGTTATAACATTACTCATAAGAACAAGTAGGTTTATAACCTTAGCAGTAACAAGTACAACTACAGCTACTATAGTTAAATCTATAGGTAAACTATTAACAGTTAGCCTATCTAGTATTGTTACTATAATAAAAGCTCTACGTAAGATTATAACAGTAAGCACAACAAGCACTGCTACGATTGTAAGATTAATAAATAAACTAATGTCTCTGGTAGAGTCAGAGACAGCTACCATACTAGAGAAAGCTAACTATTTAAGAGTACTTGTAGTAAGTTCTGTTACAACTAGTACACTAGTTAAAAGTATAAGTAGAACATTGTCTACTAGTTTAAGTAGTATAATTAGCCTCATAAAGGCTATTGGAAAGCTTTTAAACGCATCTTTAACTTCAACTAGTACCTTAACCTATGCTCAGTTCTATTATAAGTTTTTAACAGTGGTTTCTACCACTACAACTATTTTAACTAAAGTATGGCAAAAGACCTTGACAATTGGAGTAAATTCTGTTATAATATTAGTTAAGAGCATGAATAAGCTTTTAAGTATTACATCAAATATAGTTGTTAGTCTATTAGCTAATGCTATATCTTTTGTCAATTATGCAGCAGATAAAGTTATATATGCTGTACCTAAGATAAGATCACTAGCAAGAATCCCTTTTATTACAATGATAGGAACCTTAGAAAAGGTTAGATCTATCTCTCTAGTTAAGTTTAGAACTTTATTTATTGACAAGGATTTAAATATATGAGTAATTCATTCTCATACAAAATAACAACTGAAAGTGAACTATTCACCTTTGACTTTAGCCCTGTGTTGGGTTCTAGTGAAACTATTAACGGTGCAACCTGTGTAGTACAAATTAAAGAAGGAACTGATTCTAACCCTTCTAACATACTAGTTGGTACTCCTCAATGGACAGTTAATAGTGTACCTACACAAAAAGCTATACAACGTATAGCTAACGGAGTTGATGGAGTTACTTATAGTTTACAAATGACTGTAACAACATCTGCTAGTAACACATTTACTTTAGTAGGTGATCTTCCGGTAATAGCACCTATTAACGTCTAATCATGTCATATACACCTAGATATGATAAAGGCGACTGGATAGCAGACTGTGATGTCTGTGGTCGTAAATATAAAGCGTCTAAGTTACAACAACGATGGGATGGTTTATATTGTTGTCCTCAAGATTGGGAAATAAGACAACCACAAGACTTTGTAAGAGGTGTACCAGATAATCAACTAGCTCCTTGGACTCGTCCAGAGCCAGCAGATAGTTTTGTACCAATAGCTTACTGGATGACAATGACAGCTTATCCAGTTATATGTACAGCTACTCAAAGTCATATACCACCTAAGTATAAACAATTAGAAGCTGTATCAGAAACGTCTACAGCAACAATAAGTTATCAAGTAAGACCTGCAGTTACTGCTGGAGCAAGACAAGTTAATGGTTCATCAATTAATACAAACTCAATAAATTAATAGGATAGTCTATGTCATCAAATTATCAATTTACCAATAATGCAGCTACCACACTAGCCTCTGGTATTCTAGTAGGAGCTACATCATTAACAGTAGCAAGTACTACTGGTGCTTTGTTTCCTACTTTAACTGGTAGTCAATTCTTTTATTGTACACTACAAAACACAGCTGGTTCTTTAGTTGAAATTGTTAAAGTAACTGCTAGATCAAGTGATACATTTACTATTGTAAGAGCACAAGAAGGTACAACTGCTTCTGCATTCTCTACTGGTGACAAAGTTGAACTACGTTTAACAGCTGGTGAGATTAATCAATTGTTTAGTGGTATAGTACAAGGCGGTGGTACAGACCACGCATTCATTGAAAATGATAAAACAGTCACTACTAATTATACATTAACTACAGGTCGTAACGCATTTAGCGTAGGACCAGTAACAGTAAATAGTGGTGTAACAGTGACAGTTCCAACTGGCCAACGCTGGTTGGTTTTATAGGAGATATAGATGGCTAATATTATTAATGCAGTAACAAGTGGTGTAGGTGGTTTATCAACCACAGCAGATGCTTCAGGTCAAATAGCATTACAAACTAACAATGGTACCACAGCACTAACATTAGACAATTCACAGAATGCTACGTTTGCTGGTAATATTACTACATCATCAGGTACAGTTACAGCAGCTAACTTCTCTGGATCAGGTGCAGGATTAACAGGTGTTGGTGGCTTTACATTATTAGGTACTATGACAGCTACAGCTTCAACTAACAGACAGTATTCTATCTCTAGTTTAAATTTAACTGGATATAAACAAGTTTATGTAAGTGCCACTATGTCAGCAGGTGCTCAATATTTATATATTGCAAATGCAGCAGCAAATACATCAGGTATTATTGTATTGAATAATAATACAACATCATCTGGATTTGGAATATTTGATTTGGGCAGTGGTAACGCAGTCGGATATTATAATACATCATCTGGAAACCCTGGAGCACCTGGTAACACTTTAAGTCAATTTCTTGGTGGTTCTGGTATTACAAATTCAACTACAACTATTTATGGATATTTTGGTTCTACTGGAACCTTTACATTTACAGCTAATGTTTATGGAGTTAAATAATGGATAATCAATATATTAGAATAGATTACAATTCACAAACAGGTAAAGTGACTGAAATACCTTTAACTGATGCAGAAATAGCACAAATGCAAGCTAATGATGCTAAAACCCAACAAATAGTTCAACCAACTGTAGCAGAATTACAAGCACAACTAGCAACAATATCTGCACAACTTCAAGCCCTACAAGGAGTGAAATAATATGTCATCAGTAGTCATTTCAGGCGATGTTTCAGGTTCAGTAACCTTATCAGCACCTAGTACAGCAGGGTCAACAACATTAACTTTACCTGCAACAACGGGTAACATTCTTACAGATACAGGAGGAGTAACTCCTGGCACAAGTGGTAATGTATTAACAAGTAATGGTACAACATGGACTAGTGCTGCATTACCAGCATCAGGTGGAATGACACTATTATCTACTTTAAATACAACATCAGGAACTACAGTTACTGCTTCAGGATTAAATTTAACATCTTATAAAATGATATGGTGTTTTTTTGTAGGAGTAACAAGCACAGTAGGCTCTCAAGGGGCTTTATATATTGCTAGCACTAGTAGTAAACTCACAGGCAATACAAATGGTCCAATAAATGGTAACTATTATTTTGATTTATTTTCAGGTGGTGGATTTACATCTAATAATAACTCACTAACTAACATTTATTATACTAATTCAGGTTATACAACATCTACAACATCTATAGTGTTTGGAACTTCTGCTTCAACATTTAATGGTGGAACAATATACATTTACGGAGTTAAATAATGTCACTTATATTAGACGGAACAAACGGAGAAACCTTCCCATCATGGACTACTGCTGGTCGTCCAGCTTCTCCATCTGCTGGTCAAACAGGATATAACACTACACTTAACTCACTAGAAGCCTACAATGGTTCTTCTTGGGTTATTGGTGGTTTACCTGCTCCAAGCACATCTGGTAACTTATTAACTAGTGATGGTACTAACTGGACTAGTGCAGCAGCTCCTGCTTCAGGAGGCATGACACTACTTGGTACTATTACACCAACCGCAGTAAACTCTGCATCATTAAGTAGCTTAACATTAACTTCTTATAAATCACTTTATATTGTATTTAATGCAATTGTATTATTTGGAAATTCAAGTCTATTTATTAGTAGCACTAATGTTCAAACAGGTGGTGGATATACAGTAGGACCATCAAATATAAGTCCTAGTTCAGCATATGGAACTGCTTGGTTAGATTTAACAACAGGGGTTATTGGCGGGGCATTAGGTTTAGCAACACCGGGTGCATCAGGTTTTCTATCAATAACAGGATTAACTAATGTAACTACATCATCTACAATAATTTATTTTAGACAAAGCGGAACAAATAATTTTACTGCTAGCTCAATTACTATTTATGGAGTTAAATAATGACTGATCAAGAAAAGATTAATGCTGGTTTATGTACAGCACAAACAGATTCAATCACAGGTGAGGTAACTATTATACCTTATAGTGATGAAGAAGTAGCAAGACTACAAGCAACTATAACAGGAGCATAATATGAAAGCTAAATTATTACAACTATTAGACTTAATTAAAAAAGCAGCACTATGGGCTTTTAAAGTTATCTTACGTGGTATCAAAGTGTTAACAGAAGAAACAATTATCGTGCTACAAGCACTTAACACATTACTAACTAAGGAATCAGCATAATGGCAATCTTACAAGACATCGTAGATGCTTTAACACCTAAAGCAACTACAGCAGACGCTACAGTAGAAACTCAAGTAATTCAAGATCCAGTTACAAAACCTTTCCCAGCTAATATTCTTAGAAATGATGATATTAGTTTAGCAACAGCTATTACTGGTGAAACAGAAGCTGTTATTTATTCTACAGAAGACTAATGGGTAGTATACTCTCACTAATATTACCAGCACTCGTACCCGTCTTTACTGACGGGGTACGTGGTGTGTTTGCTCGTATTACTGGAGGTGCGGGTGGGCAACCTCAAAATGTACAAGAACGAGTTCAACTTATGGAAGCTGAAGCTCAAAAGCTACAAGCTATGTCAGCATTAGATGGAACTGTAACAGGACAACCAGCTCAATGGATTGTAGATTTAAGAGCATCATTTAGATATGTTATTATCAGTGCTATTCTTGTTTTTACTGGTGTTATTGTTTTCTTTCCTGGAATAGTAGGAGCAACAGTAATAGCAACCTTTTTAGATATGTCCGGTGCATGTATGTCTTTTGTCATCGGTGAAAGAATGTACTTGAGTATTAAAAAATGACCTTAGTGACAGTGGATACATTAAAGGCGATGTACAAGATGTTTTGTAATCTTCCACCCTTTGATAAGTATACACTGCCTCATGCGTCTCAGATAGAATGGTTGATTGTTAATGATCCAGATATGTATGGACAATATCAACCAGAACCTCATGCAATAACAATGAGCACTGCAAGGTGTGGTCATTTAGATACAATCCAACGGACGTTAGTTCATGAGATGGTTCATATGATCTTATATCTGCAAGGCAAGAGATATGAGTTACATAACAAAAACTTCTTTAACTTTACTAACAAGATAGCCACTTTGTATGGCTGGGACCCGAAAGAACTTTAACATGGTAGACCATTCACAACTAACCGAACCAGTAAAACATGTAGTAGATGCCGTAGCAGCTGCAACAGCTTTAGGAACTATAACTACTTTATTACCACCTATTGCAGCACTACTCACTATATTCTGGACTTTTGTTCGTATATACGATAGATTCTTTTCTAAAACTAAAAGACCAACTAATACATCACAGGACTAATTATGGCAGTTACTGGTATATCAAACTTTGTAGTTACACGTAATCAAGTTATTGAAGCAGCCTTAAGAGGTCTATCAGTACTTGAAGAAGGTGCACAACCTTCTGCAGCAGCATTAGAGAACTGTGGATTCTCTCTTAATCTTATTATGAAGAAATGGCAGTCTGAGGGTGTTAAACTCTGGACTATAACAGAACTTACGCTACCTTTAGTAGCTGGTCAAACTACTTATAACATTGGTACTGCTTCTAATAACGACTTAGTAACTGATAAACCATTGAGACTCATTCAAAGTTTCTTACGAAATACTGGAGTATCACCTGCAGTAGATATTCCTATGACTATTATCTCTCAACAAGAGTATAATATTTTAGGTAGTAAGTTTTCTACAGGAACTACCAATAGTGTGTTCTATCAACCATACACTACGTATGGTACAGTATCTGTTTTCTTAACACCTGATAGCAATACACAAACTAACTACGAATTACATTTAACAGTACAAAGACCTATTTATATTGTTAATAACCCTAATGATAACTTTGACTTTCCTAGTGAATGGTTCTTAGCTCTTAAATGGGCATTGATGGCAGAAGTAGCTTCTGACTATGATAAGAATTTAAATGAACGTACTTACATTGATAGTAAAGCTACATTATTTAAACAAGAACTTCTTGATTGGGATATTGAGCATTCATCTACATTCTTCCAACCAGATCAAAGGACAGGATTTAATAGGAACTTTAGATAATGGCTAAGGCTCTTTTACCTTTATTACAGCCTCTAAGGTTTAGAACTAACGATACTACTAAAGATGCTAAGATGGTCAACTGTTATAAAGAAACAGTTGGTCAAAAAGCTTATATAGTTAAAAGACCTGGTAAAGCTAACTATACAGTTACTCCTGCATTATCAGCTCCTGGTCAAGGTTTATGGGCTTATAATAATGGTTTGTATGCAGTATCTGGTGGTACATTATATCAAATAGCTAATAACACTTCTACTAGCTTACTTACAGGTTTAAGTAGTACAAAGAATATAAGCTTTGTTAACACATTAGCTACAACTAGTCCACACCCTTACATGGTGTTCCATGACCAAACTAATGGATACTATTTAGATGCTACAGGTGCTATTTATAATATGGCACAACAAGTTAACTTGGTAGTATTAACTAATGGTGGTTCAGGTTACCCAGCTGGTGGTGGTACATTTACTGTATCAGGTTCTGGAGGTGGTAGCGGAGCTACAGGAACATTTACTACCTATGGTGGTTCTATTACTAATGTAACCTTAACTAATCCAGGCTCAGGTTATAGTGGTACATTAACAGTAACATTTAATAGTACAAGTGGGGTTGTTACAGGTAGTATCTCTAGTACTACTTTAACAGTTACAGCAGTAACATCAGGTGGTTTATATTCAGGTATGACTATATCAGGTACTGGAGTTACATCTGGTACATACATTGTTAACCAACTTACTTCTACAGATACTGCAGCAGCAACTACTACTTATGTAAGTGGTGGTGCTAAGAATACTAATACTATTACATTATCATCTGTTACTAATATAGTAGTTAATCAACTTATATCAGGTACTGGTGTACCCTCAGCTACTACAGTAACATCAATAGATGCTACTAATAAAATAGTTACTTTAAGTAATGTATTATCAGCTCAAGCTGCTGGTACTTATAACTTTTATACACAAGGTACAGTTGGTACTTATACAGTAAGTTCATCACAAAGTGTAAGCAGTACTACTATCACGGGTACAGTAACTACTGCAGCGACAGCTTCTGCTAGTTTAAATAGTTTTCCAGCTAACCCTGTTCCTGGTATTGTTTATCTAGATGGTTATGTGTTTGTCATGGACCCTCAAGGTCAAATATGGCAATCAGATAATGAATCTCCTAATTCATGGGGTGCTTTGAATTATACATCAGCTAAATCAGAAGCTGATAAAGGTAAAGCAATTGCTAGACATCTTAATTATATTGTAGCATTTAAAGAATGGACTACTGACTTCTTCTATGACAATGGTAATCCTTCAGGATCAGTATTATCAATTAACCAATCTGCTCATATGGAAATTGGTTGTGCAACAGGTGATTCAGTTCAAAATGTAGAACAATCATTAGTATGGATGGCTAATGTATCTGAAGGTGGTAGATCTATTATGATGCTTAATGGTCTTGCTCCTTACAAAGTGTCTACTAAACCTGTAGAAAACTTCTTAGATGCAAGTGACCTTTCAGGAGTATACTCTTGGGTTTATAAGATTGCTGGGCATACATTCTATGGTTTAGTATTAACAGATCAAAATGTAACACTTGTTTATGACATAGATGAAAAAGAATGGCACCTATGGACTACAAGTAAAGATTACATAGGTGGTGGTGAAAACTACTTTGAATGTTCTTTTGTACAACAGTTCCCTTACAATAGTGGACCTTACTATGTATTAGATGCTGTTAATGGTTTAATATTTACATTAGACCCTACTAACTACCATGATCCTTTTGGTCCTATTAGAATGCGTATTGTATCTGATAGGGTAGACTTTAATACTTATGATCAAAAGACTTCTAGTTGTTTAGCTATTTATGGTGATCAAATTAATGATGTTATGCAAGTAAGACATGTTGAAGATGATTATAATACTTGGTCTTCTTATCGTAACATTGATTTAAGTTTACAAAAACCTTGTATCTATAATTTAGGTAGGTTTAGAAGAAGAGCTTGGGAGTTTCTGTATACTGGTAATAATCCTTTAAGACTTGAAAAGGCAGAGTTTGACATCAATGGTCAAATAGGCGGTTAATTGAATATCCTTTTAATTAACAAAGAAGATTATGAAAAGGTCTTTCCTTTAATAGAGTCTTATTTAAAAAGTGCAGCAGAGTATACTTTTGGTAGATTTAAAGCTGAAGACATTAAACAAGGTTTATTAGTTAAACCTCAGCAACTCTGGGTTGCTTTTGATGATCAGCATACTTATGGTTTTGTAGTAACTGAGATATTTAAATATCCACAAATAACAACTTTAATCATGCATTTTACAGCAGGTAAACAATTACCTAAATGGAAAGATGCAATGTTAAAAGAACTAAGAGACTTTGGTAAAGAACATAAATGTTCAACTATAGAATCTTATGGTCGTAGAGGTTGGTCTAAAGTGTTTAAGAACGATGGATATAAAGAACAATTTACTTTTTATGAATTACCCTTGGAGAATTAACAATGTTTGGTTTTAAACAAATTGGTGTTTTAAAGCACCCAGGATATAATGGTAAAGGTGGCGGAGGATCTTCTTCACCTACACAAACAGACTTCTTTGGAGCAGGTCAACGAGCTCCTTATGCTAACCTATTAAGTCAACTTATATTAGGTGGTGGTACTATTCCTGGTTCAACTACTACTACAGGTGCAGGTAAAAATAAGAAAACTATAACAACTCCAGGTATGTCTATTACGGATTATATTAAGTCGACTCCTGGTTATCAATTTGGTATTACTCAAGGAGCAGATCAAATAAATAGACAGTCTGCTGCTACAGGAGCAGGTCCTTCTGGTGCTCAAAACTTAGCACTACAAAACTATGGTAATGCTTATGCTCAAACTCAATACCAACAACTTATTCAAAACCTTATGGGTCCTTCTGGTGCAGGTCAAGGTGGTATTGTTACACCTGCTCAACCTGGTACAAGTTTTGGTGCTCAAGCATTAGGTGCTTATGCTGGAGCTGGGTTCCCTGGTGTATCTAGTATATTTGGTAGTGCTGGTGGCGCAGTTGGCGCTACAGGTACTATTGCTGGTGAAATAGGTGGTGCCAACTTAATTGGTACAGGTTCTGCTGCTGCAAGTGGTGGTGGATTCTTTAGTACAATTGCTTCATTATTTGGTGGATAATATTATGGCTTATTATGATTACTTTGGTGACTTAATGAAGGGCTATCAATTTGGCTCTTTAGTTAAAGACAAAATGGAACAAAACAAGGCTAAGGATATTGAAGCTCAGTATGCTAAACAATATAATACGTCTACGCCTCAAGTAGACACTAGTAAACCACAGGTAGCTGCTACTAGTAAAACTCCTGATGATTCTTCTCCTTTTCCTACTACTCCTGTTACAGATGATAAAACTAGAGTAGAAAAGACATCACCGTTTGGTACCTATGATGAGAAAGGTATGGAAAGTCCTGCTGACTCTATCTTAGGATTTAAAGGACAACCTCCTACAGATGCTGAAAGAAAGTCTATGTCTTCAGGTACTCCTATGGATGCTGAAGCACCTAAGCCTCTTACAGATGTAGTTAAGCAATCAGAAAGTCCTAAGCCTTCTTCTGCTCCAACTGCATCTCAAGAAACTAAACCTATTATGACTCAACATTTTGAGGCTCATAATGCTGCTAATGATTTAAACAATGCTATTAACTATAAAAAAGGATTAGTTCAAGAGTATCGTAAAAGAGGCATGACAGATGCCGCTAACAAAGTAGAAGGTGAAATGTTTGATCTTCAAGGTCAAGCTATTAATGCTAATATTAAAGCTTTAGAACTTCAAGATAAAGTTATGGACAATGTAGGTGGTATATTAGATGGCTATATTAAACGTGCAGAGGGCGGTCCTGAAGCTGAAAAAAGTGCTAGAAGTGTTGCTCAACTTCAACTAAATCAAATTGGTTATGATGGTACTGTAGCTTTTGGTGATGACTATAAAGATAACATTGCTAAAGCTAAACAACTATCTGCAAGTACTACTACTGGTAAAGAACGTACTAAACTTCAGATTGAAGCTACTAAAGCTGCTGAAAAAGAACGTATGGATAATGTTAAGATTGAAGCTACACAAAGAACAACAGCTTTAAATGAACGTAAACAAGCTTATAGAGAAAAAGGTAATGATGTTAAAGGTCTAACTTCTATTATTAAAGAAGAGACAGATAATGCTAAGCTCTATAAAGACTTAGCTGAGAATGGCACTACTAAAGAAATAAGACAACAAGCTTACGCTACTTATTTACAATTACAACAAGACATACAAAAAGATACAGCAGACCTTAAAAAGATATCTAAAGGTAAAGCTACTGTTGAAGAGGCTCCTAAAACAGCTCCTGCTAAACCTCAACAAGCTAAAGTATCTGAAACAGATCTTAAAAAGTATAAAGACTTTGCTAAAGAAGCTATTAAACAAGGTAAGTCTAAAGAAGAGGTTGCTAGTAAATATAAACAACTTACAGGTTTAGATTTAGACGTTTAATATAAATGGAAAATCCTTTTCTACAAGACTCTAGTAAAGACAACCTAAATACATTTAAAGACTTCCTTGGTCAATCAGAGGGAGCCGATTATAATGTTATTACAGGTGGTTCTACATTTAATGACTTCTCCAAACATCCTGGAGTTGTAGGCACTACTACGGCTGAGGGTCCTAGCACTGCAGCAGGTAAGTATCAAATCACTAAGACTACTTATGATGAGTATGCTAAGAAATTAAACATTACTGACTTCTCCCCTGAGAGTCAAGACAAAATAGCTGAAGCAATAATCAAAGATAAAGGTGCACTGCCTGACATTGAAAAAGGTGATTATGAATCTGCTATCAATAAACTAGGTGGAACTTGGGCTAGCTTACCTTCTAGTAAATACTCTCAACCTAAACGTTCATGGGATTGGGTTAAAGAGAAATTAAGATTAGGTGATAAGGTTAGTGATAAAACTCTTAGTGATCTTATTGTAGATACTCCTAAGGACACAGCTAAAACTAGTGAACCCCCAAAAGAAGAAAATCCATTCCTTACCGATACTACTGCAGAAAAGAATCCTTTCTTAGAAGAAGATACTAAAACTACAGCTAATCCTTTTCTAGATGATAATACATTAGTTGGTGCTATTAAAGCTCAATACAAAGAAGAGAAACAAAACTTTGTAGATACCTTTTTATCTCATGGTGCTGCAGGAATATTACCTGCTATGGGTGGTCTTGCTGGTGCTAAAGGTCTTACTAGTGTTGCTACAGCAGCTCTAGGTGCTACTCCTGAAGGTCGTGTATTAAAAGTAGCATTTCCAATTATAACTAACCTTGTAGGTTCTGGTGTAGGATACTACGCAACTAATAAAATAGAACGTAACTTATTACCAGAGTCTATTAACCATCACCTTGAAGTTGGTGAACAACAAAATAAATATGCTGCTCAATTAGGTGATATTACAGCTTTTGCTGGTGTTGGTGGTGTAGCTGTACCTGAAACTCTTAAACAAGCTGCCTTTGCAGGTAGTATTGGTGTAGGTATTGAAGGCTTCCAACAATGGATGAGTGGTGAATATGATCCTACAGCTCTTCTTATCAATGCTGTTACATTCCCTTTCCTTGGAGATAAACCAACTAAACTAGGTGAGTGGGCAACTCTTAAACCTTTAAGAGATGTTAAACCTAAACAAAATATTGATGATATCCTTAAAAAGGATCTGTACACTCCTAAAACTTTTAATGACTATAACGTTGTAGACCTTGATAAAGAAACTGCTAAGGAATACTCTGCACGTCATAACATAGACGAGTCTAAAGCAGAAGAACATAGAGCTAATCAAAGTCAATATGAAGAAGCTGTAAGACCTGTTACATCTGTAGCTGATGGTTCTAAGCATTTAGAAGTAGATAAAAAAGCCATCATGGAACACTTTAAAGATAAGAGATGGGAATTCTTATATAACCTTCCAAAGAACTACTTTAAAACTCCTCAAGCTTATACAGACTTCCTTATTAACAGAGTTAGCATTAAAGAAGAAATGCCTTTTGAAGATTGGTATAAAGCTAACCCTTCTGTTAGCTCTAGCCTTACTTATGACTCTCGTAAGTCTTTCTACACAGAACTTAATGATATTAAAACTAAAGCTATTCTAGGAGAAGCCTCTGATGCTGACCTATTAAGACACGATGAGTTAATAAAACAAGGTCCTCCTCAGCAATATGTTAACTACGCTGATCATATTACTCCAGATGAACTTAAAGGTATTATTGTAGGTTCTAAGAACATTGGTGAAGCTATTGATAGAATTGTAGCTGGTAAGTTTGGTGGTAAAGTTGAACAAGAAATCTTTAAGCTATTACAAAAAGGTAAATGGCTTTCAAGTGCTGAACTAAATCTATTTGATACATTACATCCTGAAGGTCCTAATGTACCTGCTGAGTATGATCCTAACACTCATGCTGTACGTTTATTTAATGGTGCAGACTTACCAACCTTTGCTCATGAAATATTCCATGCAGGAACTATAAAAGCTCTTAATGATCCTACTAATGCTAAGTATGTAGAAGAATTAGAAAACCTTCTTAATGATATTAAAAATGTTATTCCTGAAGAAGAGCATTGGAAAGAATGGAAAGATGAGAATGGTAAAACAGTTGGATCAGGACTTTATGGTACTAAAAATGTAGCAGAGTTTATAAGTGAAGGGTATACTAGTGACGACTTTAGAAGAACACTACAAAACATTGTTGTAAAAAGAGATGGTCCTCAAAACAAGCTAGCAAAAGCTTGGGATGAGTTTAAGAACATTCTAAAAGATTTAATGGGTATATCTAATAAAGATGAAGTAACTGCTTTTGATAAACTCATGGACTTAACTCATGACATGGTTAATGGTAATGATGCTAAAGCTTGGGGTAGAGGTTCTATTACACAGAAGTTTGGATACAATACAGATGCTTGGAAACAATATGAAAGTGAGCTTAATAAACAAGCTATAGATGCTGCCCAAGCTAACCCTTTCTTTAATATGGATGTTCTTAACATACCTCCATTACCTGAGAATGAAGATGGTATGGCTGACTGGTTGTTTAACCTTCAAAACATTGATATGTATGATGAGGTAATTGCCAAGTCTATTCGTGATCAAGTTGATTTAACTCCTGAACAAAGTGCAGCCCTTCAACACTTTGTAGAAGGTCTTCATAGAGACCATGTAGAGTTACATACTAAAGCTAATAACATTGATAATGAAATTAAACAAATGGGTAAAGGTATTGGTGCTGAATACTTTGAAAGAGAGTTTCAATCCGGTACTACAAATAGAGAGAAGTATAATAAACTTAAAGACATCTATAATAGAATGGAGTCTGATAATCCTAAAGTTAAAGATACTGTCACTGATGAAGAGAATAAATACTTTAATGACAATAAAGACTTCTGGGAAACATCAAGAACTTGGCAGAAAACAGTTGCTGAACGTTTAGAAGCAATGAAGCAACTTGAAAAAGATGCTGCTGACTTACGTGCATTAGCAAACCAAGGTACTACTTTAACTCCTGAAGAACAAGACATCTTTGATAGAATATATAAACCGCTTCTTGAGACTCGTGTTGACATAACTAAGTTCTTAATGAGAGAAGGTGTAATGAAAAACAAAACACTTTCTGAGAATAACTTCCCTCGTCAAAGAGAACCTATGTCTAAAGATGAGGCTAAAGCTTATGAAGATAAATTAATAGCTAAAGGTTTAAAAGACCCTGAACCAACAGGACTACGTAAACTATATAGTAATGTTAAGAACTTTATAGGTGAGCTTGGCGGAGGTGATAAAGGTGGTTTTAACTTTGACCTACAAAAACAAAGAGGAGCTGCTAAAGACCGTTCTGTATTTGTATTAGAAGCTGCCGATGGTAAACGTAGTGTTATTGAAGTTAAACCAGGTGGTAACGTTATTAAATGGGAAAATGTTAATGGTGAGAAAGAACCATCATTGTTAACTCGTTTAGTAAGTCCTACAGATGGCTCTAGAGCAACTCTAACAGGAGCCCTAGATGTAGGAGATAAGCTTTTAAATGGTACTGTAGTTGAAGGTACAGTTCCAGAGATTGAATTCCATTCACCTTTTAGATATAAAAAAGATTCACTATCTGTACTACTTAATTCAGTAAATGAATTAAAAGCTCAAGCTAGATATTATCAAGGTATTAAAAACTTAACAGAGTCTGACTTGTTTAAAAGTTTAGCTAGACCAGCAGGTCCTAAAGATGAATTACCTGATGGTTATTCTATACCTGATGGATTAGATAGACTTCCAGCTCTAAGAGGCTGGGCTTTCCCTAACAAACTATCTGAAGTTATTACAGACTTTGCAAAGGTTAAAGATCCTACTTTCTTAACTAACATGGCTAGTTTAATTGTTAAGAACATGATGTTAAACCCTTTAGGTCACATGTATAACGAAGGTATGCACTTAGGTGTAGGTAGAGGTTTATCAGGTTGGGTTACTCCTGCAGGTATTTATAGATTTGTTAAGTATGGTAAACAAGCTATTGATGATGTACTTGGTATGAGTTCTTTCTATACTGATACTATTAAATATGGTGGTTCAATTTTAGGTGAGAGTACTAGAAATAGTACGTTTGGTGATGCTATCTATAATAAAGGTCTTAGAGAGTTTTCTAAAACTCAAGACTTTAAAGACTTAGCTAAAGATACTGGTAGAACTCTTTTAAATATGTATGATGTGCTATCAGAAGCTTCTGGTAGAGCTATGTGGATGAGTCGTAACATTATGTATCTTCAATGGCTAAGAGAAGTTATGGCTACTAAAGGTTTAAGTCATCCTGAAGCTATTGAGTATGTAGAAAAACATATGCCTAACTATAGAGTACCTTCACGTATTGGTGAAAAGGTTTTAGGATCTTCTTTAAGCCGTGGTATTGCTAGTGTAATGAAGAACCCTAACATAACAGTATTTAGTCCTTATCATTATGGCTATCTTAAATCTATGATTAACACAGTTAAAGAAGTAGGATCAGGTTTAAAAGGGTCTGAGGGTCGTAAAGAGTTTATAGAAGGTGTTGATAGAGTGGCAGCTATGGCTGTTATTATGGCTTGTTTCTATCCTTTAATGGATATGTTAGCTCAACGTATGACTGGTAATGAAAATGCTAGACAACGTAGAGCAGGTCCATTTCATTTAATGGATGCTATAGGTGAGGTAGCTGAAGGTACTAAAGATCCTCAAGCTGTGCTAAGTGCATTCTTTACATTTAATCCTGCTTTACAAGGTATGGTACAATTTGGTTTAGATAGAAACATTTACACTGGTCAACAAATATACAACCCAATGAGTGAACCTAGTATCATTGCTAAAGATGTACTTCGTTACTTTACACAACAAGTACCACAAGCTAGTCAAGTGTTCCAAGCTAATAAAGATGACTCTGGAGAAGGAGCTCAAGTCTTTGGAGCTAGACAACTTGATATTGAATCTAAGACTTCTATTCAACAATCTAAGATTGATAAGATGATTAGAAAACTACGTAGACGAGCCTTTAAACACGATATTAAACGAGAGGAAGATATACTATGAAAGTCCTATTATTAGATCCTATGGGAGCTTTTACAGACTTTGCTATTAGACTTATGTGTGATGGCCATGAAGTTAAACAATGGCAAAAGAAAACACCTAACGGTGAGCAATCTCTTATAGGTAAGGGTATTGTAACTCGTGTACTAAACTGGCAAGCATTTATGAAGTGGGCTGATATCATTGTACTATCTGACAATGCATATCAAATGCAGTTCCTTGAGAAGTACCACAGAGAAGGTTATCCTATTGTAGGAGCTAACCTCGATACATCTTACCTTGAGTTACGTAGAGGTGAAGGTCAAGACATTATGAAGAAAGCAGGTCTTGATGTAATTCCTGGACAAGAGTTTAAGAACTATAATGACGCTATTGCGTACGTTAAAGCTAACCCTAAACGTTATGTATCTAAACCTTCTGGTGATGCAGACAAAGCATTAAGCTATGTATCTAAGAATGCAGCTGACATGTTATTCATGTTAGAAAGATGGAAGTCTAAAGGTAAGTCTAAAATGCCTTTCATCATGCAAGAGTTTGTTCCAGGTATTGAAGTAGCAGTGGGTGCATGGATGGGCAAGGATGGCTTTAGTAAACTCAGATGTGAGAACTTTGAGTTTAAGAAACTAATGCCATCTAATTTTGGTGTAAACACTGGTGAGATGGGTACTGTATTAAAGTATACAGAAAAGTCTAAGTTGTTTGATGAGACTCTAGGGAAGCTAGAGGAGTTCTTACGATTCCAAAACTACATTGGTTATGTAGACCTTGCATTCATCATTGATGATAAAGGCTCACCAAGACCTCTAGAATGGACTACAAGACCAGGATGGCCTCTATTTAATATCCAAGCAGCACTACATAAGGGTGACTCTATACAATGGATGTGTGACCTTTTAGAAGGTAAGGACACTCTTAAAGCTTCTACTAAGATAGCTGCTGGTCATATTGTAGCTATACCGGACTTCCCATTCACTAAAGTTACTGGTAGAGATCCTAGTGGATTTCCTATCTATAACTTAGAGAAGTGTGGAGATGATGTACATTTATGTGAAGTAATGTTAGGGAAAGGACCTATATACGAAGATGGTAAATTTACAGAAACAGAAATGTTTGTTACCGCTGGTGATTATGTGTTGGTTACTTCTGGTATTGGTGACTCGGTACGAGAAGCTACGAAGAAGTCTATGGAAGTAGTTAAGAAGATTGAGATACCTAGTGCAATGATTGTTCGCGACGACGTTGGTGAACGTCTAGAAGAAGAACTACCAAAACTACATAAACTAGGCTATTGCAGAGAGTTTAGGTACGAATAATGGCTACCCCTTTATCACCTATACCACCACAACCTATTGGTGAAGTTCATGAGTGGAGAGACTGGTTCTTTAAACTCTATCAACAAGTAGGAGGTCAGAATGCTCCTAACCTATGGAACAACATTGACTTTACTGGTTCTAATATTACAGCAATTCAAATTAGACAACACAATAGTCTACAAGGATTACAAGGTGGAGATTCATCTGGTACTCAATACTACCATCTAAGTCAAGATCAATATAATAATGTTATAAACATACCTACTAATGGATTAACTGTTACTATAACAACAGCTAAACTAACCACTGGTGGTACTAATGGTAGTATGACATTTACTAATGGTATATTAACTGCTCAAACACAGGCTACCTAATGAAAACATCACAACAAGGTATAGATTTAATTAAGAAGTTTGAAGGGTTTAGTGCTACTCCTTATAAGGATATAGCAGGACTACTAACTATAGGATATGGACACCTTATATTACCTGGTGAACACTTTGGTGCTATATCATCTGTAGAAGCTGTAGCATTGTTAGCTATAGATATAGCCGAGAAGGCTGAGTACTTTGTTAACAAGTATGTTACAGTACCATTAACTCAGAATGAGTTTGATGCGTTAGTATCGTTTACGTTTAATGTAGGTGGTGCTAACTTTCAAAAGTCAACACTATTGAAGGTTCTTAATGCGGGCAAAAAAGAAGCCGTCAAAGGAGAACTGCTTAAGTGGGATTTTGCTGGCGGGCACAAATCTGATGCAATTCTCCAAAGACGACTTAAAGAGGCTGCGCTCTTTGAGGGAAATACTAGCCCTTGATATAGGCTAGTACGTCATCAAACGAGGTAAACACACTAATAGTTTGCTCAGGTCGTTCCTGACCAAACGTAGTCTTCTGTACGTTAACTACATAACCATTGTCTACCTTGTTAATTACGATTGATGCGAAGTTCATACTTTCTCCTTTTCTCAGTTAAACGAAATTACTACTCTTATAATGAACAACTCAATTGTTAAATGAGTTTTGTTTTCCGCATCTTCCATAAAGTCTGATGGGTTAACTAGTTCAAATCCTAATGTTACTCCACAAATGGGATGTGCTGTTATATGCATATTATATCTCACACGTTCCGCCAACACACGCAAGGGTTTGGCTTCCTTCTGTATTATCATCACGTTCTACCAACTCTTCCCAATTGAGTGAGCTTGGCATTTTAGATGCTAATTCTTTATACTGCTCTTCAGTAATATCTTCATATGGTGCTTGTTGATAAGTATGGTTTGAATGAGGAAGGAATGAAATTCCTGATACTTCATCAAAGTGTTTCCATACCCATGCACCAACTTCAGGCCATTCATTATCAGTTACTGTAATAGTAACTGAAGGTTTATGCTCACACCAATGTCTTTGGTATACTAACCATAAGTTTAATTGTTCTAGTGCAGTCATATCATTTCTAGTAACAGCACCCTTAGGGGCTTTTACAGGAAACGAGAATACAGCTGTCGAATCAGGCCTAAATACTTCGTCTTCCACTGGGAACCCTTTTTCCTTAAGGAACGAGTATACAGGGTCCTTCTTATCAATGCGAACCCTTCTAATGTAGTAAGTGTTATGTCTAGCATGAATGCCGCTAGCACTATCCACCAACTGACTGACTGTACCTGAAGGTTTAACACAAGTGATAGAAGCACTAGGAGGAACACCAAGGACCTCAGAAAGTTCTTCGTTTGTTTTTCTCGCTGCATCTCTTAACCTTTCAAGCATTGCTGGATCAGGATTATTAGTTACTTTACAATCCATGATACCTGTTAATGAAACTCCTAATAATCTTTCTTCTTCAGTATTCTTTTTCCATTCCTCACTTAGAAATTGGAAGCTGGTGAGAGTGGACTGAATTGTACCGAGTATTGTAGCGAGGGACACCTTATGAGCCAAGGTAGATTCGGTATCGTTCCCCCGTACAACCACTTCCGTAAGATTGCAGAACTGTTTATCACGGAGGATAATTTCTGAGCATGGATTGGTGCCATAGCTGAGAAGCGGATCTCGTCTCCCCCATTTTCCTGCTTGAGCCTGAGAAGCAACA